CCTGAGAGCGATTCCCACGCGGATTTGTGCGCTTCGATAGCCTCAGTGTTGGCAATAACACCATCGCGCGCCTTCAGAAGTGCTATCTGTGCGCGCAACTCCTCGCCAGCCTTAATGTCTGCATCGGTGAGTTGTCCGGTTGCCGCCGCCGCCTCGAATGTCGCGAGCTTGCGCTCTAGCAGGGCAATCTTGTACGCGTTGATTTGACGCGTCGTCATGCCCATTGTGGCGTTAGCCTCAATCATCGCGGCGTTGTCTGCCTGCATCGCGCGCGTAACGTCTGCGGCTGCGGCAATGGCCTGCGCGCTAAGTTCTAGCGCCTCTTTGTCGAGCTTCAGGAGTTCAGCGGTAATCGCCGCTCTTTCCTTCTGACCCTCGATCAGCTTCAGGTTTTCAATGTGGGTTTTGGTTAGCCCAGTGGCTACCTGTTTTTGCTGTTCGTTCAGGCCCTTAGTTTCTTTCGCCAGCTTCGCGATCAAGTCGATTTCTGTACGTTCAATCGACGTGAGTTCACGGCCCAATTTCAAGGCGAGATCATCGGCCTCTAGCTTGGCTTCGATGCTCTGGATTAACTCGCTGAATTTCTCTTTGGCCTTTTGTGCGGCCTCAGCGCCTTTCGTGTTTTCAACGGTCAGTTCGCGCTGTGCTTTAGATGTCTTCGCGAGCCCGCGCTCCAAGTCGGTTAGCGTCGGAAGCGTGCCATCCCAAACGGCCTTTGCCTTTGACCAGCCATCAGAAAGAGCCGCAGCGGAATCAGACAATGCAGCCTGACGAATCGCCATAGCCGCATCCCAATTGCCTTGGAAAAGCTCTCTCATCATCGCGCCCGTCGCGCCGATGATGATGCCTAGCGACTTGAGTACGCCCCACAGCGCGAGGCCAGAACTAGCCGCGATGTTGAACGCACCAGAAACCAGCGTGACCAGCGTATTAGCGAACCCGCCGCCCTCTTTCTTGCTGTCCAAAAACATCTTGGTCATCCCCTCAAGAGTCGGGGGCAATGACTGCATGATGCTGTTGCCGAGCCCTTGACCGGCCATGCCAATCAGGGTCATGTTGTCGGCAACGCGATCCGCAGCATCGGCTGTCTCTTGGTCTAGCACCAACCCGAGCGCGCGCGCGGTTTCCATGGCCTCTTTAAGCCCGTCTTTACCGTTCGCGACGAGCACGGCCATGACTTGCCATTGCTTGCTGAAAATCTCAACGCCTAGCGCGGTTTTCGCGGGACCGTCTGCAATCTCGCTGAAGGCTTGCGCCATGTCGAGAAACGTGTCCTCAGTCTTCCGCATCGTGCCGTCAGTGTTCTGGAAACTGACGCCGAGTTTTTGGAATGCGTTGACGTTCTTCTCGGCACCCTCAGCAGCGGCAACCATGAACTGTTGCAGCTTGTTGATGCCTTTAGCAAACCCCTCAAGGTCACCGCCTGCCGTCTTCACCGCGCCTTGCATGGCGCTTAGAAATTCAACATTGGTTCCCGTGGCTTTTGCCAACTCCCCTAGCCTGTCAGCGGCTTCAATCGAACTCTTGACAAGGTTTGTGAAGTACGCGCCGATTGCACCGATTGAAAGACCGATACCAATGGCACCGAGCGCCTTCATCGCCATGCCAGCGGAGGACTTAATCTTGTCCATCGCACCAGAAACAGTGGACTTCGCAGCGTCCATGTCTTGACGCAGCCTCGCCACATTTGCTGCGAGTTCGAGTGTAAGTGTGCCCACATTCATAGTGTGGCTATTCCTCTTTCAGCGCGTCGGGCTTCAAAAAGTCGCTCCAAGCCCTAGCACCGCGCCCCTTGCCAACGTAAAAGACACGGCTATCCGTTGCGCGGCGATGCACGTAAACGTAGAAATCGCGATCAACGTTCAAGCGTTCACCTTTTCAATGATTGGAGGGCGGTTTTGAGGTTCTTGCTAACGACGTCACGGTCAAATTCCTTGACCTCTGAATACGGCGGTAGGCTGTTCATGTCTTCGCCTTCGCGGAGACCGAGCAAGTAGGAAGAGGACATGTCGCGCACGACGGAGAATTCCCACGGCAACAGGGTTCGCCCGGTGCCTTGAGTCCATGCGACAACTTCTGCACAGGTGAGCCGAGACGCGCCCATGCCTGATTGGCAAACAACACCAATGTCAGACCAGATTTCAAAGACGTACGCGACCTCGTCTAGATCGGGAAGAAGCGGATCACCACCGTTGGCGAGAATCCGCTCTTCACGGGTTCGCTTGTCTTCGTCTTCGTGCTTTTTCTTTTCAACTTTCGGTATGGCTTGATACCAACCGAGTTGACGCGCGTAGAGGTTTAGGGTTTCGCGCCAGACCCGAAGAAGTTTCCCGAGTCACCCACGTACGCGCGAACTTGATCGGCGATGTACTTAAGGCGAGGCTCGCGATAGATCGCGGCTGCGCCTCCGGGATAGGGGAAATTCTCGAAACTGTCAGTGATCGCAACCAGAAACTTTGCGTCTGCGTCTTTGTCTTCCTCGTCTTTCTTTTTGTTCTTCGCGCCCATCGCCGCCATGACGCGTTTCGTGGCTTCGCGGTTCATCGCCTCAGTCGCTTTCGCGTGCTGAGCAGATGCGGCCCCGAAGACGTGAACGCGAACCGGCTTACCCTCATAGAGCATCGGTTCACCGTTAGGCAAATCGATGTCCAGAGCGGACGATTCCGACAGGAAGAAATTAGAGAAGTCGAGGACTTCAGCGGTCTTAGTCATGTGTTTCCTTGCTGGGTAAGACCCGGCCCCTCCCCCAGCAATGACGGAGGGAGCCGAGCGGGGTTATGGCGGTTAAGCCGCGAGCGATTCGACGAATCCGACACCGGCACTAGACGATGTCCATTCGAGCTTCGCGGTCGCTTTTGTGATGTTGTCGGCTGAATCGAGGCCGCCGACCTTCCACGACATCACTTTTGCGGGCGCGTAATAGACGTCCCCGTTTTGAGTGGTGATGCGGAAGAAGTACGAGCTGTCAGAAAGCGATGCGGCCTTCATGACGATTTGTCCGGCATCATCCGTATCAAGCGCTAGTTGCAAGTCGCCGCTTCCTTCGTTGTAGGAACCCTTGTACTTCTGCGTGATTCGCGAGGCAATCGGAACGTGGGTAACGAGCGTGTATTCACGTCCGAAATCCGGCACGCCGGTAACTTCGCCGACAGACACCCAAGTAAGGGCGGCGTAGCCGGAGACATCGTAAGTAGCGGGCGCGGATGCGCAGACGTATAAGGTCGTTCCCGCGCTGGTGCGAGCAGTCATGATTTTTTCCTTTCAGGAAATAAAAAAGCCGCCCGGAGGCGGCTACTGGTGCATCCCGCGCGAGCGGGAATCTGGTTATTCGACGAACAGAATTTGGTAGTCGGCTGGCTGTGTCCACACGCCAGCGTCCACGTCTCTCTCAATCGGCCCGATCATGTCGAGTCGTGAACTCACGACAATATGACCGCCGACTGTTGTTTGATGCTTGAAATCCATAACGGCCCGGACTGCGGCATGTATCGCGATGACACTTGCCTGAGTCGTGGCGATAGGATTGATTTGCACCCGTGCTCGTGCCCGTTGTGCCGTTGTTTGATAGGCCACAATCGGTTTCGGCACCAAGCTAATCACGGTGTAAACCAAAGCCGGGAAGGTCGTGTTCTGCGGCAACTGAGCAAGGGCTTTCCGCGTGCTCACCAATGCAGTTATCGAAGCGTCATTCATGAACGCAGCGACGATTGCTTCTGCGCTCATTTACCGGCTTTCGTTAGTTCTTTCGGGATGCGGACTTTGAGGTAATCAGCGACGGCCTGTATTGCTTCCTGCTGTTTCCCATCGAGCGCGCGACGCATAAAAGCCGTCGGCTTCACGCCGGGATGAACCGTCAAATCTCGCATGATCCCGGCGAAGAAAAGGCTCTTCGCGCCCTTCGGCCTGATTTCATATGGCTTTCGTTTCGACTTCGTCCCTTTACCGGCGTAGTACGAGCCGGAACCGAATTCAATAATGTGCGCGTACCATGCCTCTGCATTTCCCGCGACAAGATCGGCGCGGACCCATCCGAATTTCAGGCTCTTCCGTTTGAACCGTACCCGGATGCTCTTTGCCAGCTTGCCGGTCTTTTCGGGGCATAGATTTTTTGCCTCTTCGCCGATGATGTTCAGACCAGCGCGAATAGCGCCGCGCATGACGTTCGCTTCAATCTTCGCGGGAAGCTCTTGAAGTTGTTTGTAGAAAGCGTCCAGACCTTCAATGCGGGTTTCGCCTTGACCGAATGAAACATTACTGTCCATCGAGGCTTCCCTCTGAACAGTCGAAAATGATGTGCGACTTCTTGTAATCCGGGTTCGCGGCAATGATGTTGAACAACCGCGTACCGGCACGGATGCGCCATGCGTCAGTCGTCTGCGGAGGCATCAGGTCATCTTGATAGCGCACCATGATCGTCATGGACAGGGTTGATCCAACTGCGCCCGCGCGAACACTCTCACGTCCGCCTACAGGCATCAGGTTTGCCCATACCGTTGCTACCGTTGTCCAACTTGCTGCGGTGACTTGACCGAAATCGTCAAGCGTGGTGCCTGGCTTTTCCACCGTCACCAAATCACGCAGCTTTCCCGCTCTCACTTCGACCAAATCCGGTAGGTGTCGAGCAGCGACATAACGCCCATTGGAAGCTCGTTGATCGTCAAACCAACAATCGACTGCTCGCGGTTCTCAAAAAGGTGCCCGACGATCAACTTCATTGCCGCCAAAACAGGGGCTGGAGTCGTTGCCGCGCCTGCGACATATCGAACCTTGACGACGTTGGCACCACAAATCGGCATAGGCCAAACGTAATTCACCGCTGGTACAACCCAATGCGTGTGGGAATAATCGTCTAGCGTGTAGTTCGCGCTGGAAATCGTCTGCTCTGTACCGGCCTCGTCGATGTACTTCACCGATGTAATCGCGGTCACCGGAGACATCGGCAACTCAATCGAGCCATCCGGGAATTCGTCTAGCGCCAATTCCAGCGTCTGCGAACCGATAGCCCTTTGGGTGTAGTGCTCGCAGTAAATCCGTGCAGCGGTAATCAGCGACGTGATTAAGGCGTCCTCTGACGTATCGGTAACACGTAAATGAAGACGTGCCTCTGCCAGCGTCACCGGCTCTGTCGGTGGCGTGATGACTTTGAAGCCCATTGTTTACCTGCGTGAAGTTTGTTTGTTGTTGCGGGGTGAGGCGGTCGCTAATACGCGCGCCGCGCTCGCCTGCGGTGCTCTGTCTGTGTGCTCTGTATCGGCGCGATCTGCGGA